GGTTTTACAAATATGTTTATAAGCGGCTGTATCACATTGTTGTAAAACCACCCGACAATCGCGCCGAAAATTGCTTTTATTTTTTCAACAATGCCGTTTATAAAGTTTCTGAACCCTTCGCATTTGTCGTAAAGGATTTTGAAAATGCCCGCAAACGGATTGATTATGAATAATACAATCGTTTTCCAATTTTCTTTTACCCAATTTATCGCCTTTACAAAAGGGGCTTTGATTTTGTCAAAAATTCCGGCAAAAAATTCCCCTATCTTGCTGAAAACGCCCTTGACGGTTTCCCACACTTTAAGCAATGCGTCCTTTACCTTGTCCCAATTCTTGACAAGTAAAATTACAATGCCTATGAGCGCGGCAACCGCCGCGATTATTAGCCCTATCGGGTTGGCTGTCATTGCGGCGTTAAATAACCATTGAGCCGCCGCCGCCGCTTTCGTTGCGACGGTTTTTGCAATCAAAGCCGTTTTTGCCATGACTAACGCCCCGACATTTGCTTTTGTGACCGCGCCTTCCTTCATCAAAAGCCCGATTGAAATTGTTTTGCCCGCGTTATCTTTTTGTTGCATGAGGACGTAAGCCGCTTTTACAACCTTAATCGTTTTATAAACGCCTTGAACTTGCAATACCGCAAGTTTGACGGCTAAGTACGCGATTTTTGCGGCGGTCAATCCCGCGACAACCTTTGCGACAATCGCAACCGTTTCTTTGTTTTCAACCATAAAAGTGGTTATTTTTTCGGTTACTTGCGTCACGGTCTGCATGACTTTACGGAAGGTCGGCAAAAGCATTTCGCCCATTGTAAGGGCAAATTCCTTCATCTGCGCTTTTGCCTTCGCGGAATCGCCCTCTAAGCCGTCAAGTTTCATTGCCGCCATGCCCGCCGCTTGCCCTAATTCGTCAAAGGCGTTTACCGAACCCGACAACTCGCCGCTTAATTCCCGTATAGAATCGACGCCCTCCCCGGCAATCATATTCCACCCTTTGAGCGCAACCGTATCAAATATCGTTGCTTGATAGTGATTGCGTTGTTCGTCCGTCATATCGCCCAACGCGCCTTCTAAGTCCGCCATAACGTCTAACATATCGCGGCTTGCGCCGTATTGGTCGTATAACTCGACATTCAATTCCGCAAGAGCGGCGGCGGCTTTATCGGTCGGCGTTGATAGGTTTCTTAAAATCGCGTTTAATGACGTACCCGCCGCGCCGCCTTTTAAGCCCGCTTCAGATAACGCAACTAAAATCGCGTTTACATCATCAATGCCCATCCCTGCTTGCGACGCCGAACCGCCGACGTTTACAAAAGCGTCCGATATTTGACTAAGCGTAAGGTTCGTCATTGTCGTGGTGTATGCGAAGCTGTCAACAACGGCTTGCGTACTGTCTACATCAAGCCCAAAGGTTTTCATAGCGGCGGATAAAAAGTCAAAGGTTTGCCCCGCGTCCGTCCCCGTTGCGTTTGCAAGGTTCAAGCCGTGTTCCAACTGCCCAAGCATTAAATCAATATCGCCGCCCGTTTCGACAAGGTTCATTGTTTGTTTTGCAAGCGCGTGAACGTCTGTCCCCGTTGCAAGAGCCGCGGCGCGTACCCCCGCCATGACGCGCTCCATTTCCTCGCCCGTGTACCCCGTTGAAGCCTGTATGCTTTTCATTGCGGATTCTATTTCCGCCGCGGGCGATACGAACCCTTTATATAACGCCGCGCCCGCTGCCGTTGCAATCCCAACGGTTTTCAATAACTCCGTGCGGGTCGCGGCAATAGCTTCCCTGTTTTTATCTAATTCCGAACTTGCGCGGGCATAATCCTCTTGCGCCTTTTTCAAGTCGTTATATTGTTTTGCCAATCTCTCGTTTTCGCTTGTAAGCGCGGCGGTGTTTACGCCCGCGTCTTTAAGCGATTTCGATAAATCGTCAAGTTTCTTTTCCTGTTCCGTGAGCTTTTGCGTTGCCTTGTCGGTCGCGGTTTCGGTTTTCTTAATTTCACCCGTGAGCTTCGCTTTTTCGTCCTGTGTCTTTTTAAGCTCTGCTTCAAGCCGCTTGTATTCCTCCGTATTTGTACCCGTTGTTTTTGCGCTTTTTTCAAGGGCGGCGCGTAAATCGGCTTCCTTCGCGGTCGTTTCCGCAAGCCTTTTTTTCAAATCGCCGTGCTTTGTTGCCAAGTCCGCCACGGTGGTTTTTGTCGCGGTTATTGCGTCCTGTGTCTTTTTATAGCCGGATATATCGTTCTGTACTTTTTGAATATCCTGTAAGGAATTTTGCAACTGCTTTGTGGTGTTCATGGCGGATTGAAAGGTTGTATTGAAGTTACCGCCCAAAGCCGCTTGCAATTTTAACAATAATTCATATTCTTTGCGCCCTGCCGCCATGCTCTCACCCCCTTTTCGTGTTGACGCGCAAGCGGGGGATTGCTCCCCCGCTTAATCTCCGCGCCTGTGCTTATCCTCGTTCATTGCTTCAATTACGTTGTCACGCCAATAAAAAAGCTCCCCTATTGTGAGCGATAAATAAAACGGTATCGGCGTGTACGTTTCACGCGCAAGGCGGTATATTTCCTTGCTTATCCACCCATACGGGATTTTTAATATCCCGTATCTATTAAAAAATTTCTTGCGGCGTTCGTGATTTTGTTAAACTCTTGAAACGGCATGGCTTCTAAGGCGTCGCTTCCTATGCCGCCCGCCCTGCTTGCCATCTTACTTTGAAAATTGCGCGACAAGAGTGGGTCAAGGGCGTACTCGTTGTTCGCTTGCATTTCGTTTTCAATGGCAATCATATCCTTGCCCGTCAAACGTTCAAAGTAAAAGTTTATTGTTTCGTGCTTTTTGCCCTCGAACTCATAAGGCTTTTTGAACCTATGGACGTACACGCCCGCGTTGCCCCCTGCGTCGCCTTTCCCCGCGCTTTTCGCGGCGGGGGCGGGTGTTTGTACCCCTTTGTCCGTTGCACCGTCTGTGGCGTTGTTTTCGCCGTATGTGGTGTTTGCGTTTTTGTTTTCCTCGCTCATTGCATGAACCTCCCGTATTTTATTTTACGGGCAAAGAAAATCGGCGGGGTTTATGCCGCCGATTATTTGCCCAACGCTTTGCGAACGTCCGCAAGATAATCCGTGCCGTTCACAAAGTAAATGAAATTGAGTATATCAATTTCAAGGGTTTTCCGCCCGTCAATAAACGTCGCCCAATAGGTTACGGCATATTCGCCGCTTGCGTCCGCGGGTGTCGCGGGGGCAACTTTGCCGGGGTTTAACTTTTTGGGCTTGCATACAAAAACGTGTTTGAGGGCAACCACCTTTGTTTGCCCTGTTACCGTGTCTTTGTCCTGTTGTGCAACCCGCAAGTCAATTTGATGGTCGCGGGGTTCGTGCAAAGCCACCGCGTCCCTTACAAGCGTTCGGAAATTGAGCGTAAGGGTCATTGCTTCAAGGTGTCCCAAAACAACGCTTTCAAACGTCCCGCTTATGCCCGCGCCCTTAACCTCGTTCGTAATGTTTGAGATTTCGGGCAACCCTACTTCCGCCATGCCGTAATACTCGGTGGCGTTTTCGTACACTTGAAAATTTATAACGGTTTCGTTAATTTTAGCCATCTCTTTTTCCCTCCCTTACATCAACGCCGCCGTAACATACGACGGGTCATATTCAAGTATGAACTCAATTTCTTTTGCAGGGCTGGGCGGGGTCATGTAAATGCGGAAGGAAGCCTTGCCGCTCATTATCCCGGTCAAGCTGTTGTCCTCGTCGCGGAACTCAACGCGCCCGCCTAAAAGGTGTTCCTCCGAAGTTAGCCCGTTAAGCCATATATTTATGCTGTCAACAATGCTATCCACGAAGCGGCGCGTCATTTTCTTGTCAACCTTGCCCCAATAGGTGAGGATAACGGAATTTGCAACCCACCCGAACATGCGGGACACGGGTATAAAATAGTCCTTTACGTCCGTATTTGCGGGAAAGCAAGCCGTTTCGTTGCCCCATAAGACAAAGCCGCCGATAAAATTAAGCGCGGTTACAATGCCGTTGCTGTTAAGGTAGTTTGCTTGCTGAAGGTCAAGCAATACCTCCGTTCCGTCGTCCAATACCGCGCCGTTAATCTGCAAGAGCTTGTTTGACGGGCTTTCCGAAGGTGCGCCGTTGTTGTTCGCGTCAACCCTTGCGATAAGTCCCGCCGCCTGCGTTGAAGCGTGAAAAACCCGTTCGGCAAGTTTGAGCTTCGGGAATAAGAGTATTTGCCTTTTGTCGTTGATGTTTTGCGCCCGCTTCCATGCGGGAACGTCCGCATAGTGCTTTACGGTTTTTGTGTCAACGTCAATAAGGGCTTTCGCTTCAAATATCCCGTTGATGTTTGCGGCTTTCGCGCTCATAATCGCGGCAACCTCCGCGTCATGTGACCACCCCGGACATATAAGTATATCCGTGACAATGCCGTATTTCGGGAATACCGCTTCGATAAGCTCAAAGCCGCTTGTCTTTTTGGTTGTTACGTTAAACCCGCCTATAATGTCGGCTTTCGTGACCGCGCCGGGGTTTACTTCGTCCCGCTCCACGGTAAGCTCCGTTGTGTTGTGCGGGATTGCGCCACCCTCTATGATTTCAACGACAAGCGCGTTGTTGTCATAGAAAAGGTCAAAATCCTCACCCACTTTGTAATTGCTGATTTTTACCGTGTTTTTGAGCGTTTCAAGCGGCAAAAATATCCGCTTGTCAACCACGGGAAACGGTTGCGGTGTCATTGACCGTTTATGCTTTGCGGGGTCAAGCACGTTTACAAAGATAACGGGCGCGGTTTGATACAATCTAAAATGATTGTACATGACTTCGCAAAGGCTGTACTTGCCCCAATCGTCCCCGTACCCCAACGCGCTCACGGCTTCGCCGTTATTGCCCGCATAAATCGGTTCGTTGACTTTGCCGCCCACGGTATGCACGGGGGCAGTCCCGACGACAAAGGTAATGCCGCTTGCCGCTGTTACGGGCGTTGATATTGACGTTTCAACTTGTCGTGTCCTTACGCCATGATAATATGCCATTATTCCTCCACTCCCTTCGTTTTAATTGCGGCGGCAATTTCCTCGTTGTAGTTATACAAAAGGTTGCCGCTCGTTTTGATTTTTTCGCGGGATTCCGCAAGCCGCGCCACGGGTACAATGAGCCGCGCCGCGCTCGGGTAAAGCTCGATTGCTTCTTTGTAATACTCCGTGATTTCGGCGTATGTCCCGCATAAAACGGTATTGCTTTTCAGTCTGCCCCCCGGCAATGACGGTCCGATATAGGCGAAGTTTGTTACGCCCTCATACCGCCCCGTGTTTACGGCGGCGTTTTCGGTTTCCGCCGCGGGGTTGTTTGTGTCCGAATCGGACACGTTTTTATTTTTCGACATAATGTGTGTGTACCTCCCTTTCGATTGTTGGCATTTCCCAAACGGTCATAAGCTCCCCGAAAAAGTACGGGCGCGTATCGTCCGGGTAAATTAAATATTCAAGCGGTTGCCGAAGTAAAAATTGTTGCCCCACCTCACCCGCTTTCAACAACGCAACGCGAATACGGGTAATGATGTTTAATACGTCCATTGCGCCCACGCTGTCGTTTTCGGAATACGTTGCAATGATTACCCGTATTTTACATTCGCTGTCCGGCTCGTTGCCGGGGTGTTCGTCCGTCCCCGTCAAGAATTGCAAGAGGATATACGGTATGCGGTTTGTTTCCGCGTCCTTGTCGGGAAGCCGCATTAAATGAACCTCGGGGGCGCGTTCTGTTATTACGTCCTCCGACGGCGCGGGTTGTTTACCCCGCGGCTTCGGCTCGGGCAAGGTTTTGTTGTTTACGGGACGAACGGGTAAAATAATGTCCGCCGTTTTTTCCTCTATAAACTCTTTGAGCCGTTCAAGTAAAATTATAGGTGTCATTTTTTCCCTCCGTAACCGTTCAATATGCGGGTGATTTCATGTTCCGTCCGTTTTTCGATTGTTTCAAGCGCGGCGGCTTCCACCTTGTCAAGCACGGCGGCGTTGCCCGCCATTTGAGCGACGGACGAACCCGCGAACTCGCTTATCGGGGTTCGTTTGCGTCCGTCCCGCTCAAACATGCCGATATGCCCGCTTTTCATTTTTGCGATAAAGGCGTTGTTAAATCTGACTTGCGGGTTGCCTATTATTTGCGCCGCCTTGACATGCTGATTGCGGCGCGGCGTCGGCGTTTTGGGCGTTACGTTGAAACGGTAAAGCGGGATTTTGAAGCCGGAAAAAGATACCGTCCCTATAACCCCGCCGTCCTCCGTAATTGTCCGCAAGCGTATGTTGCTTTCCGCTTTTACGTCCCGCTGCGTTATGCTGTATACCTTTGTGATTTCCTTTACCGCCGTTGTGCGAACGGTTGATTGTGCGCGGGATATTACGCTTCCCAACGCCTTTTCCGCGCCTTTCGGAACGCCGCTCAATATGAGTTGTATGCGGTTTAAGCTCTCCCGCGTTACATCGTTCGTTACCTCAATCATTCGTCCATCAACTCCAAATCAAGCGTTATTTCGCCCTCTAAACAATCAACCTTGTTAATGTTGTAAGCCGTCCCGTCAATGACAATTTCGGTTTCTTTGCGCGGTACAATTTTAAGGTCGTAAAACGATATATACACGGTCATGTCGGAAATAAAAATACCGTCCGCGTTATCGCTCGACGGCTTCACTCTGTCCCTTGCCCCGTCATGGTCTACCACAACGGGGATATTGTATTTTTTACCGTTATATTCAACCCGCAATTTGTCCGCGTGTTCGTCCGTGTTGTGAAATACTGTTTTGAGGTCGCGCTTCGCTTGCGCCTTAAACCCCGCCATTACATCACAACCGCAACGAACCAACTGTCAACCTCATGCGGAACGGGAAGGGGTTGGCTGTTTAACTGCAAGAATCGGCGGGCGGGTTTCCGCGCCGTCCATGTGTCGGGAACTCTCGCTCCCTCTACCGTCTTGAAGGTTTCCGCCGCGCCGCCCTTGCCGTCAAGGATTGTCACCGCGCCGTAATACATTGAATAGGTCGCGGACGTTGACAAGAGTATAACTGTATTGTCGGGGACAAGCGGCTTTTGCTCGGGTTTCGCGGGGTCGGTCCAATCGTCCAAAAACCACTCCGTGTATGTGTAGATGTCAAGCCCCATACCGTTAATCGTGCCGATATAGGTTACGCCGTTCGGAAGCTCCCGCGGTTTGATAACGGCAAGGTCATACGCCTTTATGTCTAAAAGCTCTTTAACCTTTGCGTTGTTGATGAACGCCGAAGCAACATTATCCGCCATGACGCAAACATTACAGTTTACGAAGCCCGTTTTCTGAACTTGCTTGCGCCACCTTTTAAGGTCGGCTATCGGGTCGGCGGTTGCCGCGCTCCATTTTTGCGCCGCGCTTGATATGGTTTCCTTGTTTGTGAACCCGAAGTCTATCGCTTCGTTGTCGAACCCCTCCCCGATAATCGGGATTTTGCCCAAAATGAGGGCTTGCGACGCCATCCATTCCTCGCGGCGCGTTATCATTTCGTTAAGCTCCGCAAAGTCCTCCGCCATTTTCTTAATGGCTCGTTGCGCGGGGGTCTGCCCGCTGTAAATGTTTTCGCCCGCCATGCGGCTTATTAAATCGTCAACCGTTGTGATTTTGTCCGGCGCGATATGCGGCGGGGTGTATGTCTTTGTTTGGAAGCCGCTGTTCGGCATTGTTTTCCCGCCGATTCTCGGGTGGACGAACGGCGCAAGTGCGCGGTTGCCTTTTTTGAAGTCAACGTCTACGCTCCGCGTTACAAAGGTTTTTACGTTCTTAAAAAACGTGGTCTTAAAAAATGTATGCACGGGCGGCATACGCTTGACCACCTCGCCCATCGTGCGCGGCTCAAAGGGGCTGTAATTCTCGTTAGCCATTGTTTTGTACCTCCTTTAAGAAAATACCCACTTTACGCAAAGCGGGCTTCAAGTTTGCGGCGGTTACGCCTGTCGGCAACGTGAGGGCTTGCGTGAAAAATTCGCCCGTGAGGTAATAGACAACCACGCCCCCGCTCGGTGCGTCCGCCGTAATGCCGATTACGTTTGCAACCGTCGAAGCGGCGGCTTCCTCTATTCCGTCCGCCCCTTGCACAATCGGGGTGCGGGCGCGTACCGTCGCGCCTGTTTTGATTTTGCCGAAGTCCTTTACAATAGGGAAGTCCCCCGCAAAGAAATTGTCCGGCGCGTGTTTCGCTGTTTTAATGTCGTACATAGCTTTTATCCTCCCTTATTTGTTTTCGGGCAAAACGCTGTCAACCGCCGCAAGATACGGGTCGCTTTTATCGCTTACGCCCTCGTTTCCGCTCGGTGTGACCGCGCTTGCCCCGCTGTTGGTTACGTCCTCGTTGACGTTTGCAAGGTATGTCGCGCCTTGCTTTTTTTGCTCCGCCACAATGCTCATTGCAACGGCGGCGGCGTCGGTCGGGGTTTCAAACTTCGCCTTGTTGATTACCCCCTCAAATCCCGGAAGCGCAACGTCCTCAATGTCTTTAATGCGCTGACGCTCCGCGGCGGCGGCTGTGTTGGCAATTTGCGTCACAAGCTCGGGGTATGCCGCCCTCAATTCCTCCACGTTTTTGATTTCCATGTTTTCAACTCCTTTTTTGTTTTGGTTTTGGGTATTGCTTATATGTTCAACCGCCGCCGCGGGGGTGCGGCTGTTTAACAACTCGGTGGGGCAATTACGGTATATTGCAAAGTTAAGTACGCTTGAATCAACGGGGGCGGGTGTTTTCCCGTCCTCGCTATCGTCAAACATTACTTCGTCACAAAAACCGTTTGTAACGGCTTCGTCCCCTGTGTACCATGTTTCCGCCGTCATTAAGTCGCTGATTTCCTGTTTGTCCTTGCCTGTTTTTTGGGAATAGGCGTTGACAATACCTTGCTTGACTTTATCAAGCATTGTTTTCCCTTTTTCAAATTCGCTTGAACTGAAATAACCGTAAGCGAAGCAAGCGGGGTCGTGTATCATAAAATACGCGCTTGAAGGGATTGCGATTGTTTCACACGCCGCGGCGATTCCCACGGCGGCGGACGCGCAAAGCCCGTCGATTTTGCAAGTTATCTTTTTACCCTCCGCCCGCTTTTCCCTTATTTGCGTTCTTATGGCTTCCGCCGCGAAAACGTCACCGCCGCCGCTGTTTATGCGTATGCAAATTTCCGGCGTTGTTACGCTGTTGATTTCCTCAATAAAGAGCTTCGGCGTAACCTCCGTTCCCTTTTCGCCCGTCCACCAACTGACGCTTTGCTTGTCCGCTATCGCGTCATAAATAAATACTTCGGTCAAGGTATTATTTACACGGTTGAAATTCCACGCGATTTTGCTTATTTGACCGTTATTGTTGTTCGGCAATTTCGTTTACCTCCCTCATAAGTTTTTCCTCCCGCTTGCGCTGTCGGACGTTCTTGTAAAAATCGCTTCCCGTCTGCTCTTGCGCTTCGCGGTCGCGGGTGCTGAACCCGTTTTGAACCCGTTTTTCCGCCGCCGTAACCTCTTGTACGGGGTTTAACAGTCCTTGCGCCGGACCGTTCCACTCCGCGCCGCTGTATGCCTTGCGTACCGCCGCGTCCGCGAAAAAGCCGGGGGCGTTTATGCGTCCCTTTGCAACGGCTTCCGCAAGCCATTCCTCAAATATCGGTTGGCAAAAATCGGTTGCAAGCCATTTACGGTACATGCGAAAAGCCTTCCACGCTTCAAGCAACGCGCCCCGCGACGCGCTGTAAGAGGACGTGAAATGTTTTACAAGCAATTCATACGGGATTTCAAGAGCCGAACCTATTTGACGGGTTACGGCGGTCACAAAGCCGTCAAAGTTTGCGTTCGGTCTGCCGGGGGTGACGGCGTTTGCCTTTTCCCCTTCCTCTAAGTCGATTATTGAGCCGCTGCCTATTTCAATGTCGGTGTCGCTCATGCTTACCCGCTCATGCTCGGGGACAACCTCGCCCAAAGCCGCGCCGTCCCCGCTCATTTCGCCTTTTTCAATAAACACGGCGAACATACCGCTGACAACCGCCGCGTCAATTTCGGCTTCGGTGTACCGCCCTAATTGCTTTATGGGTTCGATTATAGGCGCAAGGAAGGGTACGCCGCGCCGTTGTCCTATACGCTCACGGTTCATTATGTGTAAGACGTTGCGCCGCCCGGACTTGTCCCCGAACGCGACAACCCGCGCAAAATCATCACCGCCGCCCGCGCTGTTTGACAACGGGTGGGTGTTCATAATGTGATACGCGACAACCTCACCTTCGGCGTTCATTTCAACGCCGCCGATTATATTTTTGCCGTCCGCTTCCTGTGGGTTGCATAGGCGGTCGGATTCGATAAGGCGTATACGCAAATCGTAAGGCACACCCACCCGCTGCGTGGTCGGTAGCAATACGAAAACGTCACCCGATAAAAGCCAATTCAAAAAGGCAAGTTGCTGAAGCTCATAAAAATTGTCTATACGCTCAATGTCGCAATTTTCCGATTCCGCCCACAACTCAAATTCCCGTTCAATCGCGCTTTCAATCGCTTGCGCCTGTTCCTCTGTAATATTCAAATACTCATAATCAATTTGACTTTTGAGGACAAGCCCCGAACCCACCACGTTTGTCCGCATTGTTTTGACCGCGCCCGTGGCAAGCGGTACGCCCATATACAAATCCCGTGAGCGTTGCCGTAAGGTTGATAAATTTTCCTGTATGTCCTCGTTTGCGCTCCCGCCTTGATAGAACCACCCTAAAAGTGACTTTTTTGTATGCGAAGCCCCGTAATTACCGTACCCGCTATTTATAATATCAAGCCGCTTGCGGGCGGCGGCGCGTTTTAGCCCCGTGACCGGGGAAACGGTTGCAATCGCTTTTTCAAAGATGTTCACAACAAATCACCCCCTTATGTGTCGCGGGGGACGGCGCGGTATACGCGGTTACGCCCCTTGCGGCTTAATTGATTTACTTTATTTTCCCAAAAAACAATCTCGTTGCGTACCTCTTTTAAGTCCGCCCGCGTCAAGTTTCTTGTCCCGATTTTATAGCTCTGACTTGTTGCGATTTCCTGTTCCGCCGTGAGCCATATTTTAAGGTGTTGCTCCGCCTGTTTTAGCGTTATCCCTGCCATTACTTAATCCCTCCCGAACGTACACGCCGCCCCCGCTTTTGAGCGGTCGGGGCGGCGGTGTCTGTCTTTTCTGATTTTTTAAGCACGACGCCCGATATTTCAAGGGCGGCTTGCGCGTAATTTCGGCAATCAAGCGGTTCATTGCGTTTTATGCCGTCTTTGAGTTTCCATATATATTGAGCCTTGCCTTTTTTATAGGTCATTACCATGCGTTCCGCCGTCAAGCCCTTAAAATAATCCTCCGTGTAGCCTGTGTCCTTATCCCGCGGGAAGTGACAGTAGTTTGCCCCTTCGTCCTCGACGGACAGGCTTTGAAACAATAACGCCTTGCCCGTGTCAACGCCGATTGTAAACATGGGCGTTTGAACCCGATTGTTTTTGCTCGGGCGGGGGATATACGGTACATCAAATCCGCCCTTGCCGCGAATAGGCAATACGGACGGGTAACGCGGTTTGCAAAATTTACATACTTGATTGAAAAAATGCCCGCCCGCGTCCATGCAAGCCCGCAATATTTTGAGCTTTGCGCCGTCCGCTCGGGTGAAGGTCTGATTCAAAAAAGCGTCTAAATCGTCCCACACCCGCTGTTGCTTTAAGTCCCCGTATATTATTTGATACTTAATGCCCCAACTCTCGCGGTCAACGCCCCACCCGACAACCTCAATTTCAAATCTATCGTCCTGTGTATCAATGCCCGCCGTTAAACAAATAACTTCCGCGGGGACTTCGCAATTATATTTTTCGCGCCGCTTGTAAAGCGCGTCATGCTCAATCTCGCTTCCTTCCTCTTCCCAAGTTTGCCCCATCTCCGTATTAGTCCACGCCTTTAATTGCTCAATGTTGCCCTTTTTCTTTTCCTCGTTGGCTTCAAGGAATTTTTGTACAACGTCCTTCCACTCGACAAAGAGGGAAGCAAGGCTATTGAGATAAAACCCGCGGGCTTTCCGCTCGGGGAAACGCGCTATAAACTTACCTTTTCCGTATTGCTCTTTCCACTCAACCTCGTTGTTTATAACGCCGCATTTGACGCATATATAGCGGATTTCGTTAAGGTTTTCCTTGTCAAAGCTGACTTGCGCCCACTCTAACTCTTGAAGCTCCCCGCAATCGGGACAAGGGACATGCCATATTTCCTGTGTGCTGTTTTCAAATTCAACTTCGATTCTTGATATGCCCTTGATTGTCGGCGTTGATATAAAAACCTCTTTTTTATTCCAAAAGGTTGTAAGGCGTTTCGACGCCAACAAGAGCGGGTCCCCGTCCTTACCCGCCGTGGCGGGGTAGCCGTCTATTTCGTCCGCAAGCAATATCCGAACGGGGCGGCTTCGCAAGCCCGAAGGTGAGTTTGCGCCGACAATGGTAACGTGTCCGCCGGGGAACTCTTTGTGTAATATCGTGTTACCGCTGTTTCGGGTTTTGTCGTTTACCTTGTCCCGCAACGTGGGTGTGTCCCGCAACATAGGGGTCAAGCGGTCTTTGCTGAAGCTCTCACCCATTTGTAAATTCGGTTGCATTATTAAAATCGGCGCGGGGTCATAGTGCATAAAGTAACCTATCGGATTGAGTATGAAGCCGTCCGTTTTTCCTATCTGCGCGGCGGACATGACAACAACCTTTTGTATGCTCATGTCCGATATGGCGTTCATAATCTCTTTTTGATACGGGGCTTTGCTTGTCCTCCACCGCCCCGGCTCCGCCGAAGTCTTTTTTGACAATACGCGGTATTTTAACTTAAGAGGTGACAGTATCTCCGGCATCTATTTGATTTCAAAGTTCAGGGGCAATCCGAATATCGCCGGTAGTGCTACTAATGCTGATTCAAACCCTTCAAGTATAAGTCCGGCTATAATCGCGACAAGCATAAGCAATATAAGCCACGGTAATCTATTTCTTGCGAGCATCCATACACTTGTTTTTAAATAAGGTTCATCTGACGGTGAAATAGCAGCCATGATTTCGAAGTCTTCGGTAGCCTCTTCTTCTTGAATCTCAAGTACGTCGTCAACCGTTACTATACCAACCAAACGGTTTTCATTATCAACGATAGGCAT